ATGTGTTTAACACTGATCCTTTAAAGATTGAGGAGACCGGCCACTTTTTATACCAACATTACGATGTTTATAATTCACATGCTATTATAACAGGTACAGTGTTGCAGAATACAGGCACCGCGGTGGCTTTAGCTAATAACCTTGAGCAAGTGGCATTTGTTACTACAGGCGCATTATTACATAATATTGGGGGAACTACCCAACCAAACTATGAAGGGTTTGAGAATCGTTTTACACACCCCTTTTCGCCTTATGTGATATCGCAAAAATTTGGTGGTACTCCTCAAAATTTATTTAAGATTCATTGTTTAAATGATGGCGTTTATTCAAACAACAGATTTAAAATATCAATTGAAAACATCCAGAAATCAAATAACCCAAATATTAAGTTTGGTAAATTTGACCTTATTATACGTGATTTTACCGATGATGATCGAAATGTTCGTGTCCTCGAGGCTTATCGTGGTTTATCAATTGACCCTAGCTCTGAAAGGTATTTTGTTCGTATTATTGGCGACATGAATATATATTATGACTTTGATCAACGTGTTGGTAGCCAAAAGCTGGTTGCTTCAGGTAAGTTTGTGAATACGTCAAATTACATTCGCGTTGAGGTTGCCCCGGCTGTCGATTCAGGTGACATTGATAAAACTGCGTTGCCTATTGGTTATAGGGGTCCTTATCATCTAATAACGTCAGGTACAGATTCGTCGTCAAATCCACTAATTGATAGTTCAGGTTCATTTAGCGGTATTATTAATTATGTCTCAGCTAGTGTTGTTCAGCGCGCGCAAACTCCTCCCATACCAATGAGAACAACTATTGCTAAAGGTACGGGCATTAACAAATCAGTAGATTCACAATTATACTGGGGAACGCAGTTTGAGCCTATCGATAGTCTCACAGAGCCAAATAAAAATAATGCGCCCGATATACAAAAATCACCACTAGTGGCCTTTACAAAATACATGCCAGAATACCAGGTTACAACGCAAAATGCATGGGTTGGTGATAATGCCGGCACAAACGATGAAGGTAGTATTAGACTGGATTCGGACACTTACAATAACAACATGTTCACTCTTGAGAATGTGCAAATAGCAACCAACTCTTCGGATGTCGTTGATGATAAAGAATGGCAAGCAGCCTTATACCGTCGTAATGCAGCGCTGGCCAGCTCAGTAACAAAGTTGGATGGTACCACACAGTCTGGTCGTTTTCTTAATGTCGAAAAGGATTTTGGTGATCTTGCATCGAAGAAACACTATAAATTCTCATTCTTTGTTCAAGGTGGTTTTGATGGTGTTAACATTTTCAATGAAGAACGTTCAAAAATGCTTGATGTTGCAATTAGGCGTGAGAACGGCGATTCCACTAACCAAGGGGGTGTTGCAGGTTGTACAACTGCCGCGTATATTAAGGCAATCGATATCCTTAAGGAGAAATCTGATACGGACATTCAGCTATTAGCCATTCCAGGTATTCGTCAAACACAGGTAACTAATCATGCAATTAGTGCAATAGAGGAGCGTTTTGATGCTTTATACATAATGGATATTGAACATCGTGATGCGGAAAATAATGTCATAACCGGTTCAGATGGGCAACCAAATGTTACATATACGACCAACCTTTTCAAGGCACGTAATATTGACTCAAGTTTTGCTGCGGCATATTTTCCTGATGTTGTGGTAACCGATCCAACTACAAACACTAATGTTCAGGTTGCACCTTCGGTTGCTGTTCTCGGCGCATTTGGTCTTAACGATTCGGTGGCACATCCTTGGTTTGCTCCAGCCGGGTTCGCCCGTGGTGCCTTAAAAGCGTCCGAAGTTGCTGTTAAAACTAATCGTTCAAACTTGGACGTTTTGTATGATGCCAGTATTAACCCTATAACGGTATTTCCTGGTCGGGGTGGGCCTACTGTGTTTGGTCAAAAAACGCTCCAAGCCGCTACTAGTGCGCTTGATCGAATTAATGTTCGACGATTGCTCATAGAGATTAGGCGTAAAGTCCGGACCGTCGCAAATAGTTTCATATTTGAACCAAATCGTGAGACAACATTGGCACGCTTCTCGGGTGTTGTTAACCCAATATTAAATCGGATCCAACAGCAGCAAGGTTTGGTTCGGTTTAAAGTCCAGATTGATACAACAACCACGACTCAGGCCGATATTGAAAATAACACGGTAAGAGGTAAGATATTCTTACAACCTACACGTACACTTGAGTTTATCTCACTTGACTTTGTGGTTTCAAATGCGGGAACAGAAATCTAAAATATTTTAAAAATATGGATTAACTATTATTTTTTGAAAAAATAAGATTTGTACAACCCCATATCTTTACAACACCCAAAGATTCTGCCATTTCTTTTTCTGTTATTTTGTTTGCTTTATCAGCTCTGATCTTAAAACGATCAATACGAGACCGTCCATCCGTCCACCAAAAACGGTTTGACGTTTCACCTAGATAATTCCATCCTGCACTTAAGTAACCATTTTTTGAACCAAGCCTCATATCAACATATGTCAATAGGCCGGTGAATCCATTTGCTTTACAATATGTCATTGCATGTTTGGTTAAACGACTCAAAGCCCCGGGCGCATGTGTACGTAGTTTCATACAAAATCGTGCAACTTCAAGTTTGCCTTTGTATTTTTTGTGATATGGTCTTCTTAGGGACATACATGATATTAACATATCACCCAAATATAACCCAATTGCATGAGTGGATTTGACATCACCGTCAATGTGGTTATCATTAAAAAACTTTTTTCGTACTTTATATGAGACTGGCTTGACAATACATTTACGTGCATATATGGTTGTTTCATAGACACCAAGTTTATGTGCAATCATTGATTTACAAATATCTTGTTTTTCACGCCACTCATCACCAAATATATGCATAAGACGAACATCAATTTTTTTGCACATAGACGTTTTATCGGAATGATATTGGCGATTTTTAAAAAGTTCACTGTGAAAATATAATCCATTGAACTCAATACCAAACTTTTTACTATCAACGTATATATCAATTTCATAAGGATTAATTAAATCCCTTGTACACATAATAGTTTCAAAATTCATTGATCTAATAAAACGATCAATTTCAATTTGTTGTTTGGATCCAATCGGATTGCATTTTTCACACCGATCACTTAAAGCGCTTAGTAGGCTTTTCTTCTGTATATAATCACACACCTTGCATTTAAATATTAAATTCTTGTCTCTATCACGCGTATAATCATCCAAATTAGTCAATAGTTCTAAGTGTGGCGCGCCTATGGTCAACCGTCGTTTGATCTCTTCCTTTGAGAGACGCTTAAATAAATTGAGTCGGGTTTGTAGATCACTCTTTTTCAGTGTTTCCGAAACAACATAACTCATTTGTAATATACGATTGTCAGTTTCTTTGGTTAATCCTTTTGCCCATGGTACCAAAACACCGGAAGTATATTTCTTTTTCATGTTTATTGATTGTGCTAACAAACGCGAATCACACTCTTTGGTTAATCCCTTATTCCAGGCCACCCGATCACCATTATTATATTGCGCCTGAACCGTTTGTTGCCTGGTTTTTGATGCTTTTTTAATTGATGTGTTGGTTTCCTTGGTTAAACCTTTCGACCATCCCACACGCCCTATCAGCGCCTTAGAACGCCTTTTACTTATTTCATTTGCTTTGTCGATATTATACGAGGTATATATATTCCCATTATGGCCTGTTATAAACTTTCGAAAACCTTTCGACCACGAAATAAATGTTGGTGTTATAGTACATATATTGCATTGGCATATAGGCACCACACCATTTAAATAAATTTGTATATACGCATCCTCAATTGAAGAGAACGTATGCGTCTTAATAAGATGATCATTAAATTTTTTCTTTCGACCACATGTGAATTCACAAATTGGGCATTTAAATCGTGTTGATACCATTGCATAAACCTATTAGTATTAATATATAGGTTATTTACATATATTATCATATAAAATACTTTAAACGTTATATTTAAAGTTAAGAATTACTTTTAAAATAAGGAGACATCATCATGGCAGACACATTATCTGTAACAGATATGCTACCAAATAAATTCGAGCCAAAACGCAAATTTCGATGGGTATTTGCAATTGAAGGTATTGACGCCTTCCTTATGAAATCTGCCTCTCGGCCAAAGATAACTTCGGCTTCCCAAGAAATTCCATTTATAAACTCTTTTCGTTATATAGCGAATAAACAAAAATTTGATGCAATGACAATTGTACTTCACGATCCTATTGCACCATCTGGCGCGCAACAGGTTATGGAATGGATTCGAACACATTATGAATCCGTTTCAGGTCGAGCAGGCTATGCGGATTTTTATAAAAGAGATTGTCAGATTAAAATGTTGGACCCAATTGGGACTATCGTTGAACTCTGGGATATTAAAGGTGCACTTATTACAAGTGCCGATTTTGGGAGCTTAGAATATTCAAGTGAAGATATGGCTGATATTTCAATAACAATCCAAATGGATAACTGTGTACTACAATTCTAGTGGTTTAAACAAATAAAAAGAGATAAAATGAAAATTACAAAACGACAGTTACGACAGATCATAAAAGAAGAACATCAAAAACTTCTTAAAGAAGGCACTATCCAAACGGCCGTTGCTGCGATTTCAAAACCTCTAGAAAACTTATATAATGCCTATCGTTATAATATTTTAAAAACTGCCCCAGAAAGTATGACACTGCAGGCACAAGCGGCTCAGGCACGCGCTAACATATTAAAAGATCTTAGTCGTTTGATATCAACTTTTGGAGATAAAAAATAAAGATCACAAAACGACAATTACGACAAATCATAAAAGAAGAACGCCAAAAGATTCTTAGGGAGAATTATGGGGTTAGCACACTTAAAGACTGGTATAATGAAGCTATAGCTTCTTTTAATCCAGCTGACCCTACTATGACAAAGTATGGGGAACTTACCGATGATCAGGCACGTGATTGGTGGTATGAACAAGTTGGGCGTGCATATTATGAATTGGAGAAGGAGGTAATGAACCTTTCCAATGAATTTAGCGAAAGGTTACATGGGGGTGATTTTGCCTAGAAACCTACAATCTGGTTACGTTTTCGGCTAATATCCTACCGGCCATGTGTGTTATTTATTATATGCATGGTTTGTTTGTGGTTTAGGCATATGTCACACAATAAAAATTAATATAAAACATTAACAATTACACCCTAATATATAAAATATAAAAAGGGTTAAAAATAATGTCAAAAAAGAGATCTCGTAATGAAGTATTTGCCACAAAGCAAGCAGCAAATATTAAATCTTCAAATGTTATGAAGGATGATTTTAACTTTGAGGTACCAATTGAACTGGTACCCCTCCCTTCGGGCGGCGTAACGTACCCAGTTGATAATGTTTTATATGGTCAAAAATCGGTTGAAATACGAGCTATGACAGCACGAGAAGAAGATATATTGACATCAAAAGCATTGATTAAAAAAGGTACAGTGATATCACACTTGATTAAGTCATGTCTAACAGATAAGTCAATTGATGTTAGGAATATGTTATCAGGTGATCGTAATGCGCTAATGATTGCATTACGTATAACCGGTTATGGCCAAGAATACAAAGTCAATATTGATTGCCCGCTATGTTCGACCAGAACCCAACAAGCATTTGATCTTGCTGAACTACCTATCAAAACCCTACAAATTGAGCCGGCCGAACAAGGTGCTAACATCTTTAACTTTACGCTTCCAATTACAAAATTAGATGTGCAATTTAAGTTTTTGACAGGAAAAGATGAAGAAGAAATTATGTTAACATCATCTAGAAAGAAAAAAACAGGTCTTGCAGATAATCTTATTACAACACGCCTCACGTATTCAATTGTTTCCGTTAATGGCGTTACTAATCGCTCAAAAATTAATGGGTTTATTCGTAGTATGCCTGCGCGTGATAGTTTGGCACTACGAAAATATATTGATCAACATGAACCTGGTATTGAAATGAAAGCATGGATGATATGTGATAGTTGTCTTGAAGATTCGGAGGTAAGGTTACCCCTTGGTGCCGGGTTTTTTTGGCCTAACACCGAATGATAAAGAAATATTTCTTGAGCATATATTCACACTAATGTATTATATGGGGTTTACATATCAAGAAGGATATCGATTACCCATATGGCAACGAATATGGTTTATTAAACGTATTAATAAAGAAATAAAACGATCAAATGAAGCAAATGCCCCAACGTCGAAAGCCGCCCATGATAACACCCCAGAATCACGTTCATTAACGGGTAAACAGCGCTCACATGTTCCGGCAAAACTTCGAAGATTTACGTAAAATGAATAAAAAAACACGAAATGATATTGCGATGTTTTTGTTGGGTGCAAAGGATATTCCCCAAAACCTTGCACCACACGTACATAATGTGGCGGTGGCAACGAATAAGTTAAAAAATAGTTTGGAGCATTATCAATCACAGAATGATCTTGCGGATTGTGTTTATAATAGGCGGCGCGCTGCGCATGCATATTTTATAAAAACAAAAAAGTCATGGCCTTTTTGAAAACTATCCCAACTATATAGTTATAGATTGGAGATATATTAATGCCATCAAATGATTTAGAAACACAGCTTAATATACAAAATTCAATTAATGATACCTTAAGAGAAAGGGTGGCATTGAGTGATGCTCAAGCTAGTTCTTTTGAGGGGCAAGTTAATTTAACTCAAGAAATATTTGATGCACTAGGCCCAGTTGGGGATCTATTTGAAGATCTTACAAATAGTATATCTTCTATGGTACAGGTAATAAAAAATCTGTTTAGTGCCACGGTGGCCATGTTTAAGTTTACTGCCCAGACATTATTAGCACCATTTAAGCTTGCTGGCAAAATAATATTAGCCCCATTCCAACTGGCTTATAAAGGGGTAAAATTGCTGGTAACCTCGTTCATTGGGTTAGGTAAAATGATGTTAGCCCCATTTACTTATCTGGGTAAAAAGTTATTAAAGATGGGCAAGCTTTGGGGCAAAATAATGTTAATCCCATTCCAACTGGCTTATAAAGGGGTAAAATTGCTGTTAACCCCGCTTGTTGGGTTAGGTAAAATGATGTTAGCCCCATTTGCTTATCTGGGTAAAAAGATATCAAAGATTATTCCAGCTTTTGGCGTCTTAAAAATTGCCACCTTGGGCATTATGCAAGGCCTGTGGTCCGTCGGCAGCTCCCTATACGGGTATTATGATAAGTTTTATAAATGGTTAGTAAAAAAGTCAATAGAAGCAGCAAGAGAACAAAGAAAGATCTCCACGGAATGGCAAACTCAACGTGATGCGGTTGGCGATTTAACAACTGGTATCGGGCTTGAAATAAAAGACGCAGTGAAAGAGTTTGGAAAAGAATCAAAAATTAATACCGGTCGTTTTTTTGGTTGGGCCGCCGGGGGCACGGTCGAAGAAATAAAGAGGGTATCTACGGCGGTGTTGTCATTAGGTCACAAGGCATTAGGTCCACTCAGATCTCAGCTCGTCTCCTCTTCCGAGGCGTTATTTCATCTTAAGGAGGGTGCCGGTCTTAGTGATGAAGCGCTTCAGTCGTTAGGCAGTCGTGCACTTGGCACAGGCAAAAATCTTCAAGATGTGATGAATGAGGCAATGTCTGGCATTGCAACAATGGCCAATGAGTTCAACGTATCAACAAAATCACTAGGCAAGAACTTTGATGCCATCGCGAAAGACGTATCGAACTTCGGACACCTAACGGTGAAGGAGATGACCGCACTGACGGGTGTCATGACAGCAACCGGCATATCCATGAAATCATTGGTGGGCGTGGCATCACAATTTGATACATTTAGCGGTGGTGCAGAGAGTGTTGCGAAATTAACACAGGCATTTGGTATGCAACTAAGTGCGGTTGATTTACTAAATGCTAG